CCGCTTATTGCGCAGGCTGGTGAGCAGTTAAGCGCAAGAGAAGCCGCGATGGCACAGGCCATGAAGAATCAACAACTGATGCAAGACCCCATCATTCAGCAGAAAGAGCGTGAGCTAGCGATCGAAGAGATGAAGGCTCAAGCGAAGATGCAAGTGGATATGGCAAAGCTTCAGCTTGATGCGCAAAAGGCTCGCGCTAAAGATATGATCGAGATGGAACGCATCGATGCGCAAGAGCGAATGGCAGAAGCTTCGGTTCGTCAACGCATGATTGATACCGTGATTGACGCGCAAGTAGAATCTGAAAAGATTAGCTCAGCGGAATTGCAGAAAGGCGCTGAGATTGGCGTCAAAATTAGCCAGGATATGAAAGGCCGGTAATGGCAACCGAAAGAATACTGGAACATTTGCGAGACACGATCCGCAGAATCATGAACGAGTATGCCGACAATGTGGCGACAGGTTCATGCCAAGACTTCGCAGAGTACAAAAGACTGTGCGGGGTCATCGAGGGATTAGCCCTTGCTGAACGCGAACTGCTTGACATCAAAGAGAAAGTCGAGAATAGTTAGTATATACGCATAATTGAATGCGCATCGTTGGGTGTCCAACGCAACCACTGGAGTCTACATGACGACTGTTGCAATAGCTGGAGAAGAGTCCAAAGCGACTCTGCCTAAAGTGGCTTCACAACTTCCTGAGCCAAAGGGATACAAAGTCCTGATTGCGCTGCCGGAGATTGAGGAGAAAACAGAAGGCGGTATCTTGAAAGCCTCGGAAACGATCCGAAACGAAACCGTAGCCACCATGTGTGGATTCGTTTTAAAACTAGGCGTCGATGCCTACAAAGACGAAAAGCGGTTTCCCAGCGGCCCTTATTGTAAGGAAGGCGACTGGGTAATCTTTCGGGCGTATAGCGGAACTCGCGTCAAGATTCATGACAAAGAGTTTCGTTTGATTAACGATGACACCGTGGAAGCGGTGGTCGAAGATCCGCGAGGCATTGAACGAGCATGAGCGAAGAAAACGACATTCAAGAAGATGTGGTTGAGCAAGAAAAGCCAACCTCTGAAGAAACCAAATTCTTCGGCATTAAAACTCAAATTATGCCAAGAGCTGGGGACGATGTTCCTGGCGAAGAAGAATACAAGATTGAGGTGGTCGATCCTCGCAAGAAAGAGGATCGGAAACCTAAGAAGGCTGAAGCGGCTAAAGACTCGGATGACGATGAATCCGAAGTCGAAAACTACAGCGCACGAGTTCGCAAGCGAATCGATAAGCTGAAGTATGAGTTCCATGAGGAACGCCGGCAGCGAGAAGAAGCCGCTCGATTGCGTGATGAAGCGATTACCTACGCTCAGCGCATCCAAGAGGAAAACAAACGGTTAACCTCTTTGGTGAGCGATACGCAGAAAGCCATTCAACAACAAATTGTTGAGAAGGCGAAAGCAGCTTACTCGCTAGCGGAGAATGAACTCAAACGCGCACATGAAGCAGGTGATGCAGATGCCATCGTTAAGGCACAGCAAAAGCTCACTCAAGCGCAACTCACTGAGGCAGCGGCTCCTGCCTATGCGCGTAAGCTAACAGAAGCTAAACTTGCAGCGCCTGTTAAAACAGAAACGCAAGCGGCTCCAGCGCCTGCCGCTGATCCGCTACAGCAAGTGGCGCGAGCAGTTCCGAAGCCTGATCCCAAGGCATCAGCTTGGCAGTCTCGTAATGAATGGTTTGGTTCTGACCCCGAGATGACCAACTTTGCCTACGGGGTTCACCAGAAATTACTCTCCGAATATGGAGAGGACTTTGCTTCAACCGATAGGTACTACGAAGCAATTGATAACAGAATGCGTCAGGTATTTCCTGACCGCTTCTCGGAGGAAGATGACGGGGATGACTCTTATGAGGAGTCGAAACCTGTTCGCACTGCGACTTCGAGGAGAGTTCCCGTCGTGGCTCCAGCGAAAAGATCGTCTGGGTCAGCCCCGCGCAAAGTGCAGTTGACGGCCACACAGGTCGCCCTCGCCAAGCGACTTGGATTGACTCCCCAGCAATATGCCTCACAAGTGATGAAGGAGATGGGCAATGGCTAATGTGCGCAAACCTCGCGAAATAGACACTCGTGCTGAAGAATCTCGGACTCCAAGTTGGAAGCCGCCTTCAATTTTACCCGATCCCTTGCCGCAAGACGGCTGGGTGTTTCGGTGGGTTCGGACATCCTCACTCGGTAATGCAGACAACAAGAATGCATCCGTGCGCTTAAGGGAAGGATGGGAGCCGGTAAAAGCGGAGGATCACCCTGAGTTAATGATCATGTCTGATCACAACTCGGAGTGGGCTAAGCGTGGAGGTGTTGAAGTAGGTGGACTCTTGCTTTGCAAGATGCCGGCTGAAAATGCTAAAGCTCGCCAAGACTTTTATGCGGGTAAGGCAGAACAGCAGGTTAACTCCATCGACAACAACTACCTGCGTGAAAGCGATCCACGTATGCCAATGTTGAAGCCAGAACGGAAGACGAGAGTTACGTTTGGTGGTGGCACCTAAGAATTGTTCTTAGCGGCCGCCTTGATTAACTTAAGGAGTATCAAGTATGTCTGCAACTGCAACCCCCTATGGGATGCGGCCTGTCGGTGTCCTTGGTGGCCGTGTCAACAATAACGCTTTCAACAGCTATAAGATCGCAAGCGGTTATGCCGCGAACGTGTTTTATGGCGATGTGGTAAAGCTTGTTAGCGATGGGGTCGTCGAGAAGGATACTGGCACTGCCACGTTGACGCCGATTGGTGTTTTCGTGGGCTGCCGCTTTACCAACCCCACGACGAAGGAACTGACCTTTAGTCAGTATTGGCCGACGGGTACCGTAGCCTCAGACGCTTTTGCGTATGTGGTTGACGATCCGTATGCCGTGTTCCAAATCCAAGGCGATGACACGCTCGCTCAAACGGCTCTTGGCAACAACGCCGCTATTGTTCAAACCGCTGGCAGCACTGCCATCGGCACGAGCAAGAATGCGTTGGACGCTTCCACGATCAACACCACGAACACGCTTCCGTTGCGTATCGTGGCGTTTGTGGATGGCCCGGACAGCGCGGTCGGTGATGCGTACACTGATGTGATTGTTAAGTTCAACAATCACCAGTTGACCACCACCACTGGTGTTTAAGAGGAGTAACTAGCAATGGCAATTTCACGCGCACAGTTGCTCAAGGAACTCCTTCCGGGTCTTAATGCATTGTTCGGTCTTGAGTACAAGAAGTACGAAGACGAGCATGCTGAGATCTATGAGACGGAGAACTCTGAGCGTTCATTTGAAGAGGAAGTAAAACTTTCGGGATTCGGCGCTGCGCCGGTTAAGAACGAAGGTTCTGCAATCTCTTATGACAATGCCCAAGAGTCGTTTACGGCTCGCTACAACCACGAAACGATTGCAATGGGTTTTGCGATCACGGAAGAAGCCATGGAGGACAACCTCTATGATTCGCTTTCGTCTCGCTATACCAAAGCACTCGCTCGTGCGATGGCCTACACGAAGCAAGTTAAGGCGGCTTATCCGCTGAACGCTGGCTTCTCTGCTTATCAGTCAGGCGACGGTGTTTCGCTGTTCAATGCCAGCCATCCGCTGGTATCGGGCGGTACGAACTCCAACCGTCCGACGGTAGGTGTTGACTTGAACGAAACCTCGCTCGAAGCAGCGGTGATTCAGATTGCGGATTGGACTGACGAGCGTGGGCTGCTGATCGCTGCCCGTCCTCGTAAGCTCATCGTTCCGCCTGATCTGATGTTCGTGGCTCAGCGTATCCTCGCGACGGAACTCCGTCCGGCGACCGCTGACAACGACATCAACGCGCTGAAGTCGATGGGTGTCATTCCAGAAGGGTTCGCTGTGAACCACTATCTGACTGATGCCGCCGCTTGGTTCTTGATGACCGACGTCCCCAACGGTATGAAGCACTTTGTCCGTGCGCCTCTTGAGACGAGCATGGACGGAGATTTTGATACCGGGAATGTGCGGTACAAGGCCCGTGAGCGTTATTCGTTCGGCGTTTCTGATCCGCTTGGAATCTGGGGTTCGCCAGGTTCGGCTTGATCGGCAAGCTAAGAGGGGGGTCGAAAGACCCCCTTCTTTTTTCCTAGTGTTTTTTCATATCAGACAGGCTAGGCTGACGACATGCAGACTGATATGAACATCTCGCATGTGAGGATCTAAAGATGAGTTTGACTACTTTTTCCGGCCCAGTTAAATCCGAAAATGGATTCATTGGCCCAGTTGCTAACACCACTTTGACTGCTGCCTCCACGTTGACTGCAGCGGATAGTGGCCGTACTTTGTTTTTAAGCGCTACTGCAGAGTTTGCAACGACATTGCCAGCTCCTGCGGCAGGCCTTTCTTTTAGCTTTGTAGTGGCTGCCGCTCCGTCTGGCGCAAGCTATACGATTGTAACGAGTGGTAGCGCCAACATTATCAAAGGCGTTCAGTTTACGGCTGAAGATGCAGGCGGATCTGGTGACTCGGGAACTGCCGACGACACCATCACGTTTGTAGACGGTCAGGCTGTTGCTGGCGATCGCGTTGATTTAGTGTGCGACGGAACTAACTGGTTTGCTTATGCGTTTACCAAGTTGGTTGCTGGCCTTACCTTTACTCAAGCTAGCTAATTTAACCTTTGGATATGCGGGGAGTTTCTCCCCGCTATTCATTATTTAAAAGGGGTTTGCAATGCAAGCAGATGTATGGTCAGTCACGCTCGATTCTGACGCTGACTTCTATGTAGAAAGCACGACGCCAGGTGGTGCAGGCGCTTTGACGCTTGCCGCGACTCAGCCTGCTCTAAACGGGGCGGGTTACAAAGTTACTCAGACTTCAGCGAGTGGCGACAACACTAGCGTTAACTTTGTGATCACGGGTATCGAGGTAGGTGGAAACACCATTACCGAAACCTTAGCAGGCGCTGATGGTTCAGGTGGTGCAGCTTCGGTATCTTCAACGAACTACTTTGCGGTTGTCACGAGCATCACGGTGAGTGCCGGTACAACTGGCGCGATCACGATAGGTTTTGGTGGAAGCCTTGCCCTGCCTCGTACTCGCATCAAAGATTGGTACTACGTGGGTAACGGCAGCGCAGGCAGTATCTCGGTAGTGAGCGATGGCGAAACGATTCCTCGTTTGAAGATTGTATCGCCAGCGACCACGACGCCAGAAGCCTACTCTCAAACCTTATCGGGTGAGGGGATCTTGGTGGGACAAGTCGGTGATAAGTTCGCTGTTGTGACCACCACAAACATCACCTCCTACACCTTAACCTGCGGCTAATGGCTAGCGCCAAGAATGTCAAAAGGTTGCCTTCGGGTGGCATTGAGTACCGAGGGGAGAGGTTCTCGGGGTTTAATAAACCTAAGAACGCTCCTGCTGGTGACAAACACAAGAAGGTGGTTTTGGCAAAGAAAGGGGATGACGTTAAATTAGTTCGATTTGGACGGAGAGGTTATGGTCACAACTACTCGCCGGAAGCCCGGAAAAACTACCTTGCGCG